TGTAGCTTAAGTGCGTTGATAATGCAACTATTTGTTGCTAATTTAGCAGACGCATCTGCCAAATACATTTATATTGTCAAACGTATAGTGTCGCCAGGAAAACGTATAGTGTCGCCAGGAAAACGTATAGTGTCGCCAGGAAAACGTATAGTATCGCCAGGAAAACGTATAGTATCGCACCCGAAAGCCACGCTAGATAAGGAAACCAGCTTTTGGTAAAGATAAGAATAAAGCTTTTAAAGATAATAAAGCTTTAAAAGAGATGCCAAAAACCTTTCTCTTTCTTTTTTAAAAGCATATTTAAGGTTTATTTAAAAATCCCTATTGACACGCCTTAAGAGAAGCTTAAAATAACCTTAACTATTTATTTATACGCAGTTTTTGCGGTTAAAGAAACAAAACAAATACCACGTTGGCATGGGTTAACAGCCAAAAAGGTTTCGAATGACTGAAGAACAAAACGTTTCACCTAGTATTTCGCCTGCAGTAGAGACTGCTCCAGTAACTGAAGCATCTCAACCGCAGACAGTTGCAGAGACAACACCTGCTGTATCGTCTGAACCTGTAAAACAGGCAAAGACTTTCAGCGAAGAACAAATGAAAATAATTTCTGCTGATGTGCGTAATCGTACAGCAGCTAAATTACGTGCTGAGTATGAGGCGCAATATAAAGCGCAGCAACCTCAGCAACAGACGCAACCAGAACAGGCAGCACCAGTTGCATCTAGCATAGCCGGCTTAACCGAAGAACAGCTTTATAATAATTTTAGACAAAGGCAGGAAGCAGAGCAGCAACGTTATCAATCGGAAAACATAACGAATGAGTTTTTAACGAAGATTCAGGCGGCTGGTAAAGCTGACAAAATAGAATCTTCAGGGCTGGGACAGATTCCAACCAATCACCCGCTCGTAACGATGCTTAATGGAATAGATAATCTAGGCGATGTTATAGATGAGTTTGATTCTAATCCTGTAAAAGTTGCTAATTTGTTGGCTGTAACGCATTTAAATCCGATGAATGGATTTAAGGCGCTGCAAGAGATATCGCAATCGATCAAGCGAAATAAAGAAGCGTTGGCAAAGGAGAAAGCTCCCGAGCCTCTAAGTCAATTGAAACCGTCATCTTATGGTTTGGGTGGTGGTGCTTCTTCTGTTTCTGAGAAACGTAAAAGCTCGTTATATAAATTCTAAATAACGAAAACCATTACCCGAAAATTTAAAACTAAATAAATTTGAGGGTTCTATGGCTTCTCCAACAATTAATTATTTACAACAGGTAGAAACTTATAACGCTGATGCACAATTACCTGGTTTTTTAAACCAGAACTGCTTTGTATCAGATATTTGTAATCATGAATACACAGACTTCGATAAAAAAATACCAGCAAACTTAGGCGACACTATTGGTGTTGCATTGCCAATGGCTTCTGCTGCCAACGCTGGTTTAGTAGTATCAGCCCAACCAATCCGTCAGAACATTGCGCACTTGTCAGTTATTGGCGCTGCAAACGTTGCAGTTGCTGTAACTAATCAACAGCGCATTTTTAACATGGATAAAGACGGTTTTTGGAAGATGACAGGTAAAGGAATGGTTTCAGAATTAGGTTCTAAAGTAGAGCAAGCAATTGCTGCTCACGTTAACAGCTCTGCTGTCGATATGCGCTCTGATTCTGCTACTTATGGTCAACCACAATACCTATCTGGACCAACCAGATTCGTTGATTGCACAGCTACTGGTTTATTAACCTATCAAGCGCTAGATCAATCAATGAGCGATTTTCTTTCTATGGGTGCTCCTGCTGATGATCATTGCGTCGTATTACCAACAAACTACTACAGCCCAATTATTGGTAGTGGTTTAGGTCAATTCGTTCCAATTCGTAACGACGAGATTGCACAAAGCTGGTTGGTAGGTGAATTTGGTAGCCCACGTACTAAATATTATCGTTCTAATTATTTGCCAACGCAAACAGCTGGTTATATCGGTGCAAATGCTATTGAGTTAACAGTAGCTAGCACTAATGACCCAACCGGGAACAATGTTACTTCTATTACATTTACTGGTGCTGGTAGTCATATTGGAGCAATTAAAGCCGGAGATTTAGGATATTTCGAATCAACTTCTAACATATATGCGCTAACTTTTTATGGGCATATGGTAACAAATCAATTAGTCCAGTTCCGCGCTATTGCTGATGCTGACTCAAGCAGCGATAGTTTGACAGTCCAAATTATTACTAACTCACACACAGAAGGTCAAGGCCTTTGCTCTGTTGCTGGTAATGCTCTGCAGAATATTAGTGGTCCTATATTGGCGGGCATGACAGTTAAATTCTTACCTTCGCATCGTTGTGGACTTAGGGTCTGTGGCAAAGCATTTTACGTCGCAATTCCGAGATTAGATGATGAACGACCATACGATACCTCAGTAGATACTGATGATGAAACTAAAGTTTCTCTACGTATGTATTATGGTGCAGTATTTGGGCAAAACCAAAAATGGTTGGTGAATGATGTTATCTGGGGCGGGTTGCTTGTGTCTAGGTATTCGCAACGCATCTGTTTGCCCTTAGCTGGTAACGTTGCATCTGCGTAGTGTAATTTTTGATTGACTTTAAAAGTACACCCTGATACGGTGTACTTTATGATAAAAAAAGAAACTAAATTAAGATTTGAAAGCAAAATAAACAAGCTTTCTCATGGTGGTTGCTGGGTCTGGACCGGAAATAAGAATGAAAAAGGATACGGTCTAGTTCGCATAGATGGCAAAAGATATAAAGCGCACAGGATAGCATACGAGCTTTATATTGGTGATATTCCTTCGGGAATGTTGGTTTGCCATTCTTGCGACAATCCCGAGTGCTGTAATCCAAAGCATTTGTGGCTTGGTACCCATGCTGACAATCAGCGGGATAAGATCGCTAAAGGCAGGGATCACTTTAGCAAAGGTTATGTGGTTAGCGACGAGAACAGGGTTAGAATTAGTGAATTACACAAAGGTAATACATATAATTTAGGCCGAGTTCTTAGCGATGAACACAAAGCCAAGCTTAGTGCCAGTCATATAGGCAAGACGCTTAGTGATGAGCACAAAGCGAAGATTGGAGCATCGCTTATTGGTAGGCCGGTTAGTTCTGAGACAAGAGAAGTGCTCAGAGCTAAATCAACTGGTAATAAGAATGCTTTAGGCAATCGACATAGTGATGATGCTAAAGCTGCGAGAAGCAAAATGATGACTGGAAACACTCGCGGTAAAGGCAGCATACGTAGCGCTGAATCTATAGAAAGATATAGGCAGGCGGCTATAAAAAGAGAAGCTGTTCGTAAAGCTAACAAATCTTTAAATGATATTAACAATTTAAATTGAGGTAATAAATATGACTTTTTTTACAGGAATTAATACACCAATTCCAGGATCAAGAAATCCCGTTGGTTATATAACAGGTCTTACTGCTGCCTGGGCTAGCAACACCACTTTAACCTTAGCCGTAGGAGCTTGTTCAGACTCTACAAACGACATTGATATGACTGTAGCAACTGCTATAACAATTAATGCTGCAGTAAACGGTGCTGCAGGTTTAGATACTGGCTCTTTGGCAGCAAGTACGTTTTATTATGTATATGTAATTGCCGACTCCAGTGGTTATACGCATGCGTTACCATCTGCTGTAATTTCAGCTGCTGCACCTACTGCTACTACAGGGCCACTAATGCCATATGGATATAACACTTGGAGAATGGTAGATATCAAAGTAACTGATGGTTCCTCGCATTTCTTATTGACTTATACAAATGGTCAATATAGTTATAGAGAGTTTATCTATGATGCTCCATTAACAACCGGTTCATCATCTCTAACAACCTCGTATGTTGCTCTTCCGTTAACTGCTTGTGTAGCCCCTATTGGTACACCAGACGTTAATTTTGTAGCTACGTTTACCCCTAATGCTGCAGGACACATTGCCTATCTACAACCAACTGGTGGTACGGGTAACGAAGCTGAATTAAGTGGGGTAGTTGCAACAGTAGCACAAGTGGCTGATCTAGAATGCACAGCATTTGTTGTTAGTGGTGTTCCTAGCATTAGTATAAAAGGAACGGCGGCTACAGACACATTGGTGCTTTTAGTGAAATCATTCACATATTGTGTTTAGGCGAGGTAATAAATATGACTTTTTTCACAGGTGTTAATACGCCAATTCCCCTTTCAAGGAATACGGCGCCGTATATAAGCGGATTAATCGCTAGTATAAGCAGTACTACGCCAACTACATCGCTAACTCTAAGCGTAGGTTCTTGTTCAGATTCTACGAACAACATTGATATGGTTGTGTCAACACCTATAACAATTAACGCTACAACAGAAGGCGTAAATGGTATAGATGCTGCAGCAGCTTTAGCGGCCTCTAGCATTTATTATGTTTATGTAATTGGCTCAAGCGATGGTATTTATTTACCACAAGCGATACTGTCTTTATCTCCTACCGGACCAGCATTACCTGAAGGTTACGACAGTTGGCGTATGGTAGATATTAAGGCAACTGGCGTGGCTTCTACATTTTTGCTTTCTTATACAAATCCAGTAGCATTAGGTCGGGAGTTTATTTATGACGCTCCAGTTAAAGTGCTAAACGGTGGCGCAGCAAATACTTTTACTGCTGTTAGTTTAGCAAACGTAGTTGCTCCCATAGGTTCTCCAGACGTGCATTTTATTGCAAGCATTACCCCTGTTGCAGGTACTGGTGCCGGTGATTCTATTACTTTAAGACCTACAGGATCGGCTAGTGCCGGTTTTGCAATCTTAAGTGGTAGCGTTGTATCAAAGGCGCAAGTAGCTGATCTAGAATGCCCAGCGTTTATTGTAGGGGGCACATATCAAGCGGTAGATTATACACTGACTGCAGCAGGCGACGTGGCCAGTTTGTGGGTAAAAAGCTGGACGTACACAGTATGAGTTAACTGATTTACTTATTAACTTATCATTCTAGCTACCGAGAATTGCTCGGTAGCTAGAGGTGGGGGACAATGGCATATTCCGTAAATGAGTTGATTACGAATGCGTTTTATCTGAGCAAGGTAAGATCACGTGATTTTCAAACTGTATCAGGTAGCGATGTTACAATCGGGCTAGACCTGTTTAATAAAGTATTGGCTGGTACTGCAAGCAATACGCGGATGATACCGTATTATTCAGAATATAGTTTAAATGCGGTTATTGGCCAAGAAAAATATTTTATACCTAATTTAGTTGAGCCTTTTTCGCTCACGTTTAACATGACGCCGGTCAGGTTTGCTACAACAAAGCTTAGCCGAAGACAATTCCACTCAACGACAAGAATAAACAACATTATTGCGTTGCCTTTCGATGTAACCTTTGAAAGGGCGTACAATGTAAATATTGGCGCAGTTGCAGTAGTTGTTGCTGGTAGTGGTTATGCGATTGGCGATATTTTAACGCTTGTTGGCGGTAACAATGATGCAACACTTACGGTTACTGCGCTTAGCGGTACAGCTGTTGCTGCTGTTAATGTTTCAAATCCAGGAACTGGATATAGCAATAATACAACTTATGGCGTAACTGGCGGTACAGGTTCTAGTGCAACATTTGCTGTTACGCTAGGAAATGATGGCTGTAACATGTCAGTACAATACTTACCTAACGAAACGTATCCCTTTCGCGTCTGGGGAAAGTTTGCGCTTAGTCCTGTTACGGTTGCACAATTACCTATGGATTTAACTACTGTATATGCTCTGTGGTACATAGATTACTTAGAACACTGGGTGGCAAAACGCATATGTAATTATTACGGCGTTGCTATAAATCCTGAGGTGCAGGCAATGATTGATAATATCAGTTCTAATATCAACGATTGCAACGTTATAGACTTGACGTCAGAGAAAATTAATTTGTATTGTAATCGTGGCCAGCCGAACTGGATTACTTTGCAGTTATCGCATGGTTTTGAGCCGGGGTATTAATGGCCACACTTCCACTACAACTTCTATGCAGTTCTAAATTTGGGCGCTTTAGTAAAATATCGTTAGAACAGTGCTGGAACATGTTCCAAATTGATGGTTGGATGGTTCCATACGCAGGTTATATATCTGTAAATGCACAAATAATAACGGGAGTTGGCAGAGGAATATTTTATAGTGCACGTTCTAATACTGGTTATATGGTGCTAGGAGAGAATGTGTATAGTATAACATTTCCCAGTGCCATTCCCTGGCAACCAATAGTAACTTACGTTGCTAGTTTGTCTACATCGTACGGCGATGTGTTTATA